CACCAGAGGGGTGGCTCGGTGATCAACGTCATGCAGCGCGTAAGTCCGATCACAATCCAACTGCTGAAGGCATTGTACGTGCCATTGACATTAACGCTAATCTGCAAACCAACCCAGCCGAAGCATTTGATTTGGCGGATCAGCTACGGCTACTTGCCAGAACTGATAAAAGAATCAGCTACATTATCTTTAACGGCAAGATTGCCAGTTGGAGAAAGAACTACAAGTGGAGAAAATACACAGGCATAAATCCACATAAGACACATATACACATTAGCTTTACTGCTAAGGGCGATAAAGATGGCAGTATGTTTGAAATCCCCATATTGACAGGAGAGCCCTTAAATGGAACAAGCAAAAGCAGTAGCAGCAAGTTGGGCAAGAAGCTTCTTAGCCGCCGGAATAGCAACCTATTTGGCAGTAGGCTGGGATGCACCTGCAATTGTAAATGCAGCGTTAGTAGCAAGCCTTCCAGTAATATTGAGATGGCTTAACCCTAACGATACGGCGTTTGGTCGGCGTTGAGCCCGGCTGAATGGGCAGGCTTTGTAGCTGCCATCCTTTCTTGTTGTGCGCTTATTGTCGGTGGGCTTAGATACATTATCCGACATGAAGTGCCATCAATACTTGAGGCATCAAATATCGTGTCGCGCATAGATAAACTTGAATCAATGGTTCTAGAATTGCTTACTCATGAGCGCAAGAAGAATCTCAAAAAGCGAACAAGCCGCTAAACGTAAGCGGAAAGAAGCGGCTGCGCGCAAAGCATCAACAGACATTTTGCGACCCATTGATATTTGGGCTGCATCAATTGTTGAATGCTTTGAGGCATTAGTTCGCGCTGGATATGGTGAAGATAGGGCGCGCTGGTACATTGAAGAACAGTTGCGTTTACCCGATTGGGTAATACAGAATCCTAATCATTTTCCATATGAAGATGAAGATGAGGATGAAGATTAAGCGAATTGTAGTCATATCCGATCTACAAGTACCTTTTCACGATAAGAAAGCTGTTAGAAATGTTGCCCAGTTCATCAGAAAGTACAAGCCTGATGACGTTTTATGTGTGGGCGATGAGATTGACTTCCAAACAATTAGCCGCTGGTCAACCGGTAGGGATGAGTGGTCAGGAAGCATTGGTAGAGATCGTGACGAAACTGTGCGCGTTCTCGCCGAGCTTCAAGTACGACATCTCAGCCGAAGCAATCACGGAGCAAGGCTTTACAACTCACTAAGCAAGCGCCTGCCTGGCCTTATTGGTCTGCCTGAATTGACCATTCAAAAGTTTCTGCATTTAGATGATTTAGGCATTACATACCATAGCAAGCCATACCAGTTTCATGATGGCTGGGTAATGGTTCATGGCGATGAGCAGAGCATCAAGCCACAAGGGGGTTTAACGGCCTTAGAATCGGCTAAGAGGCATGGTTTATCGGTAGTCTGTGGTCACACCCACAGACAGGGTATATCGAGCTTTACAACGGCATCTGGGGGCGTTTTAAGGGGTGTTCTTACAGGCTTTGAGGTTGGACATTTAATGGATGAGAGCCAAGCGTATTACACACGCGGAACATTTAACTGGCAAAAAGGATTTGGCATAATCTACATAGACCGCAAGCGTGTGCAGCCAGTAGCCATACCTATAGAAAAAGATGGCAGCTTTCTGGTTGAAGGCAAGCGTTATGGTTGAGGATATATTTCCTATCCATAGAACGATTGATGATCATATGGATAACTTTGATGGCGTGTCGCTAATTGACAAATAGCATATAGACCCTTCAAAATAGGATTTGAAATCCTATTTGAAAGGGGTTTAGGGCATGACGATTAGATATGATCGTAAATCGGGTGCGTATACCGATGGCAAGCACTTTGTGCGAGCTTCATTTATACGTGATTTCGCTAAGAAAAAACTAGGCATGAGCCAACAACGCGGCAGAATAAGTCGCGAGGTTTTGGCTGCTTATTTTCTTGATGTACATGGGGTGAGCGCAGATGTTGAATGATATGCGTTTGCTTGAGTTAGCGTTATGGTGTTTTCTATTTGTGTTAAGTGCATACACAATCGGTGTATTCATTAAGGAGAAGGGCTACAAGGAAGGCTGGGCACATGGATACAGACGGGGCAAGGCAGTTGCGAGCGAAAGACATATTGACTAATGCAGCGACAACGATTACAAATCGAGGGGCAACGCATGGTCATTACGACACGACAATGCTTAGAACAGCAAAGTTGTGGGAAGACTATTTTGAACGTCCAATTGAACCAATGGACGTTGCAATCTGTATGGCATTGGTCAAGCTTGCACGGATTATGGAAACTAAAACAAATGTTGATAGTTGGCTCGATGCAGTTGCCTACTTCGCAATTGCCGGGGAGCTTGCCGTCAAAGATTGGAATGATTTGGATGCTTTCTAGATCACCAAAAGGCATTTGGTGTGATTACTGCAAGTACCGCCATGGCACTAGCAGTTTACTTGGACAAAAGCAAGCCACCTGGCAAATAACAAGCAAGCGATATGGCAAGTTAATTGTCAGGCATTACTGCCAATCTTGTGCTAATGAAGTTCAGGCATGGCCTGATGGCACTATCTGGACTCTTAAGGAACAAATTGACTATGCAAAAGGAGAAACCTTAGATGTTTAATTTAGCAAACTATGAAGATGTAGATACGAGGATACACAAGTTTTATGAAACCTTTGAAGATGGATCAATACTTACAGAACTTATTAACAATGATGAAGAAAAAGGCATTGTCATATTTAAGGCAGTTGCTTTCCGTACCCATGTTGATACTGCTCCTTCCGCTATTGGTTATGCGCGCGGCGCTCGCAAGGATAGGGGTGTTGATCGCGATTTTTGGTTTGAAAATTGCGAAACTAGCGCAATTGGAAGATGCCTGGCTAATCTCGGATTATCTGCTAAAGGAAAGCGAGCAAGCAGCCTGGAAATGGCTAAGGTTAATGAAGCTGCGACAAACGCTCCAATACGTGTACGTACAAAAGAACATAAGGAGTTCTTAAATGCTAACAACAAAGAAACTGAAATCGTCTGGGATACAACGATTGAGCCACCAGCTGACTTTGAGCCCGCTTTTGAGAATGCAGTTAATCTTGTTACTGAGAAGTTATCTGCCCACCCTGTTCCGATGTGTAAGCACGGCGCTAGGGTCTTGCGCGAAGGTACTGGGAAAAATGGTGCTTATCGTGGTTGGGGTTGTTTACTTCCTATGAGGCAAAAAGCCGAACAATGCAAAGCAATATGGATGATGCTTGGCAAGGATGGCACATGGTCATTTAGGCCAGAAGATGAAGAATTGTTAGTGGGGTGATGAGATGTTAGTGCTAGATAAAACACTTGACGTGTGCGACAATTGTAATGAGCCAATAAAGGCTGGGTCTGCAAAACCTTGCAAATGCCACACATGCCAAGCTAGGACAAATTAGTTGAGTAATCAAAGTCGCAAGCATAGAGGCTATGCAACGCAGCGCATTGTAGCAGAATACTTGCAAGAGCAAGGCTGGCAACATGCGCTACCTGTTGGTGCTGGTAGAGATGGCTCAGACATCACCGGAATTGATGGCCTGGACATTGAAATCAAGGCACGGACAAAGCTTGATTTGTCTGGACTAATGCGCCAACTTCATGATCGCAAGGCAAAAAAAGGGATGGGCGTAGGTGTTCTACGTCTAAATGGTCAGGGTGAGAAATCCGTTGAGCAATATGTAGCTGTTCTCACCTTGGCTGATTTAGTGTATTTATTGCAGGCAAGTGGCTACTGAACCTAATCTAATACATCGTTGCAAAGGATGTGGACTATGGATATATGGAAAAAGAAATTACTGCGAGGCATGCAACACGCCGAAGGTTACGCACACCTAACAAATAGATTTGACACTATGAGTATGCTTAGCATGCCAGCAAGCCTGAAAGGCAGCTTGCACGGCAAGCAAGCATTAGGGCGAGCTATGTTTATTGCTGGCTTAGCAATTGCACTACTGCCGCTGCAAACAATACAAACAAACGCTGCTGAAAAGCGCAGCTATCACGTTATGAATATTAAGTTATATGCCTA